CCCTGCTCAACGTGCTCGGCATCCTCGACGAGTACGACAGCGGCGACTACCTGCTCGACGGCACGCTGATCAAGCACCTGTCGGAGCGCAAGGCCGCCGAGTACCGCAACCGGTTCATCGGCTTCGTGTTCCAGTCGTTCAACCTGCTGCCGTTCAAGACCGCGCAGGAGAACGTGGCCCTGCCCCTGTACTACCAGGGCGTGCCGCGCCGGCAGCGCAACCGGACCGCGATGCAGTACCTCGAGAAGGTCGGCCTGGCCGACTGGGCCGATCACCGCCCGGCCGAGATGTCGGGCGGCCAGAAGCAGCGCGTGGCCATCGCCCGCGCGCTCATCACCAAGCCGCGCATCCTGCTCGCCGACGAGCCGACCGGCGCCCTCGACTCGCGCACCTCCGAGGAGGTCATGGAGCTGTTCGGCGAGATCCACCGCGGCGGCATGACGGTGATCCTGGTGACCCACGAAGCCGACGTCGCCGCCAAGGCGCAGCGGATCATCCGGCTGCGCGACGGCCGGGTCGAGCCCGACCACCTGGCGCGAGCGAGCTGATGTTCTCGATCGACCGCTGGCAGGAGGTGCTGTCGACCCTGGCACGCGCCAAGCTGCGCAGCGCGCTCACCGTGTTCGCGGTGGCGTGGGGCATCTTCATGCTGGTGTTCCTGCTCGGCATGGGCCGCGGCCTGCGCCAGGGCGCCGAGCAGTTTCACCAGCGCCGTGTTGTCGGCCTTCGCCTTCACGTCGAACCCGGCCAGCAAGGTCCCCGCGTGGTTTTGCGCGCGCAGCGTCGCATCCGCCTGGCTCGTGGTGGTCTTGTTTTGGTGGGCGCCGAAGCCCGCGAGGCCCCACGTCCCTTGCGCGCCGTGCGACGTCTCCACCGATTCCGTCAGCGGGTTCCCGTTCGCGATCTTCGCGGCCAGCCCCTGCAGGAATGCCTGCACGCTGGGCGTGCCCGAAGTCGGCATCGGGTCGCCACCAGTCCCGGCGAACATCGTCCCCGGGATCGCGCCGTCCACGAAATCGCTTTCGCCGTGCCAGATGATTGTTCCCGAACGGCGCGGAGGGTACGTGGCCGATGCGAAAGAAAGGTCCAGGATGTTGATCACGCCGTCCGCGATGAGGTCCAGGTCTTCGTTGCCCGCCGGGATTGTCACGCCGTAATTTCCGCTGATAGCTTCGAACGGGTACTGCCCACTCAACCGGCGCGCCTGGAGTCCGTACTTGTCCACTCGCAGCGCCGCGCTCGCCAGCATGATGAACGGCGACGGCACCGATTGCAGCGTGCTCACCTGCTCCAAGAGCTGCACCGAGCGGTTCCCATCGTCGTCCACCTGCCGCGGGATGTTGCTCAGCACGAAATCCCACACGTCCGTCGAGCCGGCCCAGCTGCGCCGGTAGCTCATGATGTACAGCGACTGGTCGATTTCCTTCCACAGCCGGCCGCCGCTGGCGTCCTGGACCACGCCCCGGTACACAACGCGCACCTTGTCGCCTACGCTGAACACCGGCACGCCGTCGCTCGTCAGGTGCTTCATGCCCAGCACGCGCACCGCATAGCTCGTTTGCGGGGTGGAATGCCGCGCCAGCCAGGTGGCCGCCCGGTCGTACATCGTGTTCGCCGCGCCCTGGAAGTCCGTCGCGCTCAGACCCAGCGCCGCCGCATCCTTCAGGTAGAGCACCTTCGTGCGCACGCCGTAGGTGGCCTGCGCACTGTAGTCCTCCATCGAATACTGCGTCTCGCTGTCGGGCCCGGTGAAGCTGACGATGGGGTAGGGCGCCGTGCGCGTGGCGTAGCGCAGGTTCATCGCCGGCACCGCCCCCGCGATGCCCTGGTTCACGCCGAGCGGGATCACGCGCGTCCACACGTCTTCGCTGCTGGCAATCTCCGCGATGTCCGCAATCGCGAACACGTTCTCGCTGGCGCCGAGCGCGGCCGTCATCTGCTGCGCATTCTGGAAGCGAAGCCCGCGCGGGTTCGCGCCGAAAGAGCCGACGTCGATCTCGGCGTTGATGGCGTCTTCCCGAAGCAGCAACGCGAATGTCTCGGCCACGCGCACCAGCGCGCCCCAGACCGAAATCCCGTCCATCCGCTGGGCTTCGAGCACGGTCAGCGGTTCGTCAATCGCGCCCGAAGTGAACCCCGCCGTAACCTGGCTGCTCGCCAGCGTGAGCAGCCGGTCGACCGCGGCGCGCAGCGTGGAGTTCGAGAACTGGAGCCCCGCGAGCGTGTTTGCCCAGACCAGCCTCCGGCCGATGCTCGCGCCCGTGACGCGCAGCACCTTCCGGTCATCGTCCCCCACCATCGTGTTGAACTTGTCGACGATGCCGCGGAACACCAGGCCCTCGTCACCGCGCGTGATGCGCAGTTCGTAGCCGTGCCCGATGAGCATCGAGCGCGTGTCTTCCGCCGGGATGTCCAGCGCGAACGCGCCGATTTCACCCAGGCCCTGCTCGTAGCTCGCCGCGTGCACCGAGGTGATAGGCCCCGGCCCCACCAGCTGCCCGGTGGGCGTGTAGACGTCGACGCGCACGCTCCGGTCTGCCATCGGTTACAGCAGCTCCAGCGTGTAGCCGTCCATCACGGTTTCGACTGCCACGTTCGAAACGGACATCGTGCACTGGACGAGCAGGATCCGGTCGGCCGCGTCCGAGTCGACCGTGCCGCCGGTGTAGTTGAAGTCCGCGTTGACGTCCGCCACCGTCGCGAAGTCGCCGGCGGTGCCCGTGGCAGGCGCGTTCTTCGCGCCCGGCGACTGGAAGCGCAGGTGCCCATCGATGCGCTGCAGCGCGTTGCCCACCGCGTACAGGTCGAACTCGAGGTCCCACGAGCCGCGGTCCGCGTCCGCCGTCGTGGCGGCTGTCGCGTCGGCGATGAAGGTGACGCCGCCGTAGCTGATGGTGAACGTCCACGTCGGCGCGCCGGAGTTGGAGAGGTAGTTGCCGCCCATCCTCATTCGCAGCACCCGGCCCGCGAGGAACAGGCCGTTCGGGATGGTGACCGAGGCCAGCGTGAAGATGGTCGCCAGCGTGTTCTGTGTCACCGGCGTGGTGCTCTTCGCGATGACGATCGGGCCCTGCAGCCGCATGAACCGCCAATCGATGATCTGCGTGGTCGCGATGGCCGTGTCCAGCGCCGGCACGTACACACACGCCAGCACGACGTCGTTCGCGGTCCTCGCCGGCGGTTTCGGGGCCGCGGCCGCGGTGCCCGTGCGTACCTGCTTCGTGCCCGTGGAGTCCACGACGATGAGGTCCAGCCGCGGCAGCGTCGCGTGCGCCGCGCTGATCGTGACCGTGCCCGCCGTCACTGGCTTCAGCACGCCGTTCGTGAGCACCGCGCCCTTCGCCACGCTCGGGGTCATGCTCGCGCCGCCGGTTATCGTGCAGCCGCTGAGCACGCAGTTCAGCCCGCTGATGCCGTCCGACATCGCCTCGATGAATTCCTTGAAGACGATCGACTGGATGTCGCTGTCGCCGGTGCCCTTGTCAGGTAGCGTTGCCATCGGTCACTCCCATGCCGGGTAAAACTCGTGGTAGCGCGTGTACGCCGCCGTGCCGTCCACCTGGATGACGATGGTGTTGTTCCCAGGCTTCAAGGTGATGAACCCGCTCTGCTTCGAACCCAGCTGCGCCGACGGGTATGCGTCCACGTACACCCCCGGCCCGCCCACGCCCGCCTCGCCGGTGAAGCTGGTGCTGTCGCCAACCACCAGCCCCGGGTCCGGGAGCAGCTTCACGCTCAGGTCGCTGTTATCGATTCGCAGGACCGCCGAGCTCCACCGCGCCGAGTTGTTCCAGCGGATGATTTCGCCCGTGGTGACGTTCGTGATGATGACGTTCGAAAACCCGACAGCGCCCGTCGCCGTCAGCTGGAGCACGAACCCCGTCTTCACGTAGGCGTTGCCCGTGTTGTTGATGACGAACGATTCGTAGTTCGCGCTCACCGCGCTGGAGGCGCTCACCAGCGACGTGTCGAACCAGTCACTGAAGCGCAAAAAGCGGAGGACGTACGGGATGTTGTAGAGCGAGTTCGGGTCCGCCTGGTAGGCCGGCCGCGCCGCCAGTTTCGCGTAGCACCAGCGACGCGAGCCCGCGTTGTCGATCACGAACAGCTTGCCCAGGCCGATGCTCGCCAGCTTGCTGGCCAGCGCGTCGAACTGGCTGTCCGCGTTGCTCCCGCTCGAACCCCAGATCATGCCGCGCACTTCTTCCGTGCCGACTTCCTTCGCCCACCGGCCATAGCCCGCGTAATCGTGCCCGTAGTCCGCGCCGGCGGCTGGCGCCCACGCTTCGCGGTAGCTCTGGCTCGGCGTGTAGACCACGTTCGAATCCGGGAACGCCTGGCTCACGCTCGCGTCGGTGGCTTCGAACTTCTCGGCGTAACGGACGACGTCGACCATCAGGCCGCCCCCGCCGCCCGCAGCGCGTTCGTCAGCGTGCGGTTCGCCGACGCCTGGTCGGTCATGTTCGCGTTCTGGATGTTGATGACCACCGACGGCTTCGCCCCGACGAACCCGAAGTCCGCCGACTGGCGCATGTTGTAGATGTCATCGGCCGTGAGCGTCACCCCGCGCGGGTCCTGGTAGTTCACCGAGGGGTTGCCGGCGCCACCAGGTGCGGAGAGTGGTGCGGCACCACCGGCGCTCTGCCCGAAGACTCCGCTTGCGAAACCCCCAACCGCGCCGCCGATCGCGCCAGCCGCGCCCGTCACTTTGCCGATCGCACCAGCGACGGCCCCCGCCTTGTCGATGATGCTCTGGAACCATCCGAGGATGGTGTTCACGGGCTCGCGGACCATGTTCACCACGTCCCAGAACGCTTCACCCAGGACGTTGAGCCAGTGCCCCACCCAGCCAGCGACGTCCTCGGCCTTATCCGCGATGAGCTGAATCGCCGCGACGAGCGGGGGGATGATGGTCTCGACGACCTTCACGTGCACGTCGATCCAGACGCCGATGAGCTTCAAGACGGCGGGAACGACGTACGTGATGATGAAGTCGCCAATAGCCCGAAGTGCGGGCATGACGTTCCGGTTGAACCCATCAGCGAGGTCTCGAAGTGCCGGTATCACGTCGCCCGTGATGACGTCGCCCACCTTGCTGAGGGCGTCCTTCATGGTCTCGGTGGCCGTCTTCAGCGGTGGGTACTTCTTCTCGAGGTCGTCCCAGTGACTGATGAGCAGGTAGATGCCTGCGGACAACGCAGCGATGGCTACACCCACGGCGATCACTGGGGCCGCCGCGGCAATGGTGGCTGCCGCGGCCGCCGCAGCAGACACCGCCCACGCGGCGAATGCCGCGACCAGAGGGCCGGCAATCGCCGCCGCGAGAGTCTTCAAGAGCCCGGTATGTTCGGACACCCACGTGCCCAGCTTCTCCATCGCGGGCAGCACTGAGCCAGTCAGGAATGCAGCCAGAGCGGCGAAGGCGGGGAGCACGGCCGCGCCGAGCTGCTCCTTCAATTCGCTCATCCGGATCTTCGCTTGCTCGAACTGCCCCGCCGTGCTCTTGGCGTAGGCGTCCGCCTGGCCACCGAACTTCGCCTGGATCGCGGCGAACGCCTCCGCTTCGGACGCGCCCTCGCCGATGGTGATCCCCATCCGCTTGAAGACTTCGACGTTCTCGGCCGTGACCTTGCCGAGCAGCGTCGATGCCTGGCTGAGTGGGATCCCAGCGCCGCGGGCGAGGTCCATCGCCAGCGCTTGGCGACGTAGCGCTTCGTCCGTGTCGCCCGTAGCTGCGAGCAGCTTCTGAAAGCTGTCGCGGATGTCATCGTCGCTGAATGCGAGCTTCTGACCCGCCGCTATCCGGGCGTTGACCTTCGCGAGGTTCTCATCGAACGAGCCGCTCGCATTGCGCAGCACCTGCTCGAGCCGCGCGGTGGCGGCCGCATCCTCGGCTGCCGCCTTCCCTGCATCCACGAGGAATCCGCCCAGCTTCGCGACGCCACCGCCCACCAGCATGCCGGCGGCAACGGTTCCGACTCCACCGAGCGCGCTTTGCAGGCCGCTCATCTTGCCCTGAAGCGTCCCGCCCGCGGAGCCTACCTGTTCGAAGGCGTCCTGCACCGGCTTCGGGTTCCCGATGAACGTGATTTCGAGGGTTCGGCTGGCCATCGCAGCCCCAAACGTGGGGCGCGCGCCGTGCTAACGATTCGCCTCAACCGCCCCTTTGATGAACCCGGCGAGCAGCGTGAAGTCCGCGAAACTCAGCGCGCGGATTTCCGCCGGGGTGTACCCGTAGAACTTGGCGAAGGCCGGGATCCAGCGTTCGAACCGGCTGGCCCGGCCCCGGCCGGGGGGCCGCCGTACTCCAGCTCGCTGAACTTCACCCGCCGCGCATCCTCGAGCGTGAACTCAGGGTTGCGACGCCGCTCCGTGATCCAGATGAGCGGGGCGAGCGCCTTCGTCGGCATGTTCCCCGGCCCGATCGCCGTGATGTCGATGCCGCAGGCCGCTTCGAAGTCCTCGATATCGCCCACCGTCAGCTCGTCAAAATCCAGTGTCAGCTTCACTCCGGGAACACCTCGTCGAATATCTCGTTCCAGTCCTTCTCCGCGCTCTCACGCGCCCGGCGCACTTCCGGGTACACCACGTACCCCTCGCGCCCACGGTGCACCGGGAATTGCCGCGTCCGCGGCCGCGCGCCGCCGCCGAATTCGTGCCCGAAGAACGCCGGCGCTTTCGCTCCACCCGCGATGACTTTCGCCTGCTGCCCACTTGCTGAAGCGCGAATCGAATCCCGCGAGCTCCCCACGCTCCCACGCCCCGGGCGCCGCGGCTGGTCGCCGCTGCGCTGCCGCCCCGGCACCGTCCGGTAGAAGTTCGAGCGCGCGCGGTCCGCCACACGCTGCACGAGCTGTTTGTTCACGTCCTGGAGCTTCTTCGCCATCTCCGGGCCCGCGCGCTTCATCTCCGCGTTGAGCTCGCGCAGGCCCTTCACTTCCGTGATCTGGCTGAAGTCCTTGACGCGCTCCGACGCCATCAGCTCACCGTGTCGCTGGTGACGTACGCGACCGTGATGATCGGGTTGCTGCCGTTGTACAGCCCCCGGAACGGCCGCGGCATCATCACGATCCCCTCGTCCGCGACGTTCGGCGTCTCCCCGGTGTACTCGATCGCCGGAATGGTGATGGTCAGCGAGTACGGCACCGCCGTGGTCGGGATGACCGTCGCCAGCGTGAACGTGAGCACCAGCTGCGCCTGCGTGCCGGCGAGCCAGGCCGCGTACGCCGTCAGGTCCTCGAATTCGCAGACGAGGTTGCCCGTCAGGTAGTCCTCGAGGCCGCGCGCCAGCGGTTCCTTCTTCGTGTTCGTCAGCCCGCGCCGGTCTGTCACCAGGCCGTTGTTGCCCTTGATGCTCGCTTCTTTCACGAACGTGGTGGTGCCGCCGATGGTGAGCGCGCCTTCGCTGAAGATGAACATCTCCTGCGTGGCCGGGTAGCTCGCGCTCGCCAGGGCCGTGGCCGTCAGCACGTTCTCGAAATCGAACGTGGGGATGAAGTGCAGCGGCTGGTCCACCGCGCACTTGAATTCCCACTCGGTGACCTTCCCGCCTTCGTACGTGAACGGCCGCACCGTGCCGCCGATGTCCGGCCGGCCCACCTGGAAGGTGAGGCTCTTGCCCTGCAGCGCGAGCGCGTCTGGGATGATGGTGTGCGTCTTGTTCGCGCCCGCGCCCGAAATCGTGTTCTGGCCGATCGAGTGCTCCATCAGCAGCCCGAAACCCTTGTTCAGGACGATGAAGTCCACCGGGCCGCCAGCGCCGCGCAGCACCGTCTTCACCCGGTCGTTGCGCAGGAACCGGCCCGCGCCGATCTGCTTCCCGGTCACTTTGAAGATGTCGTGCTTGATGCCCTCGGAGACGAACTCCCAGAACCGGTCCACCGTGACGGGCGTCCCGTAGACCGATTCGGCTTTGGCGCCGACCTGCGCGCTAATGCCCGTTGCGATGACCATCGCCTGTTACCCCGCGGGTGTGATGGCCTCAGTCTTTCGCCCGGCCTTCGCTGGCGATTCGTGCCAGATGTCGCCCTGCTCGAGCAGCTTCACGGCCAGCTCGTCCGGGCATTCCGCCGGCTCGCCGTTCCTGACGGTGAACCACTTCGGCGTGCCGTTTTCGACGTACGGCACTTCCACTTCGTCGAACCCGCCCACGTACACAATCCGCATTTCAGCTGCTCCTCAGGTCTTTCTTGCAGAGCACATCGAAGTCGATCTGGGCCCACCGGCCCTCTTCGTTCGCGCCCTGGTCTAGCGGGTAGCGTGAGAGTTCGCTGACCTTCGTGGTTCCGCCGATGCTCGGGTCGGTGCGCAGGTAGTCTTCGATTTCGCCGAGCAGCTCGAACGCCCGGGCACGCACGTCACGGATAACCGATTCGCCCTTGCCCGCACGAAACACCCAGATGGCGCCGTGCAGCGTGTACTCCTCGTCGCGCCGCCGGTTGCCCAGCATGCCCCACGATTGCTGCGCGTCCGGGGCGTCTGTCAGCTGGATGCTTTCGAACCGGGCCGTGTCGCCGCCCAGGTACGCGCTCGCGACCTGGACGCCGGCGCTGATGATGTTCGCCCGGGCCAGCATGCCGTCGACGAACGCGTTCATGGCCGCGTGGATAGTGCTCGTGATGGTGGCCATGTCAGCCCACCGCCGGGATTCGGTTTCGCGCCTGGTAGTCGCGCAGCACGCGGTCCACTTCGGGCAGGCCGAACCAGCTCCCGCGTTCGCCCGGCACCGCCAGCCGGAACGTGCCGAGTTCGTCCACCTGGCTGATGGCGTTCCGCGGCATGTTCGAACCGGTCAGGTTGTTGCGGGCTATCCACATCGCCGCGCGCTTCACTTCCAGCGGCACCGGCTGGTAGCCGTACACGTAATCCACCCGGATGTTCCGCTTGCCGCTTGTCCAGTAGCCCAGGCTGTCGCGCACGAGGCGGCCGTTCGAATCGAGCAGCAGGTCCGCCAGCTCGCTCCCGCTGAGCGCGACCCAGGTCTGCGTCCCTGCCGTGCGGATCGCCGCGGCGAGGATGCTCTGCACCTGCATGTCCCGCAGCCAGAGGGTGGCGCAGCCGTCGCCGTCGAAGTAGTCCCGCTTGAAGCGGGCGCCGAACGCCACGTGGCAGATCTGCTCGAACGCCTCGCGCACCATCTCGTGCATCGCCTGGATGGCCGCGTCCGTGTACGTGGTGGCGTTCGAAAGCGCGCTGCCGTCGAAGGCGCGCAGCTCGGCCTCGCTGAACAGCACGTCGCCGATGACTTCGTGGGTAGTGACGAACGTCTGGGAGTTCCCGCCGACCGTGAGCGTCCAGGTTGCGGTGAGCGTCTTCACTTCGCTGGTCTGCGCGTCATCGACGCTCGCGGTCACCCGGCCGCTGCTGCCTCCCACCAGCGTGGCCGCGCCGGTCGTGACGACGTTGCCCTGGCCATCGACCACGGCAACGGACGCCACCGTGGGATCGGTGAGCGTCCCGTCCGAGTAGACCGTGATTTCGAGCGAACCGGCCGCGCCCTTCAGGATGCGGCCCGCGCCCACGCGTTCGATAACTGCCATCGGTTACTCCTCGGTGGGAGCCTCCGGCTCGGGTTCGGCCTCGGCCTCGGCCTTGTTGGCGGTGCCCTTCCGGCCCTTATTCGCGAGCGGCTTCTCGGCCTTGCCGCCGATCAGGCCGTACCGCTCTGCTTCGTCGTTCGGGAGTTCGCCGCCGACGCCCACGAGCAACTTGCCGCCGCTGGCTTCGTTGGGGTCTTCCGTGACCTTGCCATCGGCCGTGAGGTAGAGGCGCTTGTCGCTGACGTACATCTGCGGTTTCTCCTGAGTGATTTCGAACAGCGCCGGCTTAGCTCGCGAAGGCGAACATCGGCACGATGCGATACCAGACCCGAAGGTGCAGGTCGCTGTCGCCCGTCGTGATTTCGCCCGAAAGCATGTGCAGAACGAGCGCCGCGTTTGCCACTGGCGTCTTGTCCGACACCAGCGAGGCAGCAGTGTGCGGCCGCATATAACGGCTCTGCGCAGTCGCCTGGTCGAGGAATCCCGTTGTCTCGCACTCGCCGACTTCGGCTCCGGCCGCGTTCGTGTACTTCACGCTGAGGTCTTCGCCAGCAGCGATGCCCGCGTATGCGGTCCCGGCTGGCTTGTGGATTTGCATGCCTTCGAAGACCAGCCCGAAGTTCGCGCCGGGCGCCGGGACAATGGTCTGGGGCGTCGCATTCAAGGCCAGCAGTTGGGCCGAGGTGATCTTCACATTCCGGCTGATCGTCCGTTCCGGGGCGCCGCCCGAAAGCGTGTCGGTGTTTCTATTGACTGCCATCGGGTTCTCCTCGGCTGGGGTGGGGGCCGGGGTGGGGGAACCCCGGCCCTGCGGTGGTGGGCGGCGTCTTAGATGCCGGTGATCTGCGTGAAGGCCGACGGCCGGTAGTGGACCATCGCGGCGCGGATGCCCGCCCGCATGGTCACCAGGCCGTTGGTGAAGTTCGCCGACACGTAGCCGGTCTGAACTTCGAGGCCGCGCCGGATGTACAGCGCGCTGAAGCGGGCGTAGTCACCGACGATGCCGGTGTTCTGCGTGACCGCCGTGGTGAGCACGAGTGGCAGGCCCCAGACCCGGTCCGGCCCTGCATCCGAGGGCGAGCCCCAGATGTAGATGCCGTCCGCGGTCTTCAGCAGGCGAACCGGCTGGAAGTCCGTGGGGTGGACGAAGAACACGCTGGGCTGCGCACGGCCGGTGACGCGCACCAGGTCGAGCGCCTTGTAGAACGCGTCAAGCACGGTGTCGCCACCGAGGGCCTGGGTGTTGATGCCAGCAACGTTCAGCGTGCCTTCAAGGTTCGGGGCGATGCCGTCACCGACGAGGACCTGGCTGTCGACGCGCTGGCGCACCGCGAAGCCGAGGCGCTGGTTCAGGTATGCCTGAACGCCTTCTACGTCCTCGAGCTGCTCGTCCGAAACCGGCAGGCTGGTGCCAACCGAGCGGACGGTCTTCGAGCGCTGCGTGAGCGCGAAAGCCGATTCAACGTAGGCGCCGGCTTCCGAGCGTTCGGCCGCGTTGTTCGTGAAGGTGGTTTCCTCCATGAACACGACGGCCGCCATGCCAGTCGGCAGCACCGGGATCTTGTCGATGACTTCGATCTCACGCTGCTCGTCCGGGATGACGATGCCCGTGCGGAGCGACTCAGGCGCCCAGCCGGCGGTCGTGACGAAGTTCGCCTTCGACTGAAGGTACTGCTTCGCGTCGACGTCGTTGAACTGGAAGGTCGCGACCTGGTGGCCCTTCGCCGCTTCCAGCACCTTCGGGTCGGCCATGAGTTCGCCGAGCGACTTGAAGACCGGCTTGTCGCCATCGCCGCCCTTCGGCGCGAATGCGCCGGGGTCCGCGCGGAAGCTCTTGCCTGCGTCAAGGCGCTTCGCGTTGTCCGTCCGGATCTTGTCGAGTTCGTCGAACTCGCCGACGCGCTTGCCGACCAGGTCGATCTCGGCGTTCAGGTTGCGCACGAAGGTGGCCAGCGCGTGGCCGTCCTTGAACTCCTGCACCTTGACCTTCGTCGGGTCCAGCTCCTTGCCGGCCTCCTCGAAAATCTGGTGCAGGAACTCGGTGCGCTCCGCCAGGGCCTTTCGAGCGCTCGGCTCGGTCAGGCCCGCGGCCGCCGCTTCGTTCTCAACTGCTACTGCGAAAACCACTGTGTTTCTCCTATGCCGGGAGTCCGGCGAGGAATTGGCGCTGGACGGATCGCAGGTATTCGATCGCCAGCTCGTTCGACTGCTTCGGTTCAGCCGTCTCCAGCAACTTCTCCAGGTCACCCGCCGAGGACTTCAGCGACTCCGCTATCCCCTTCAGGCGTTCCACGTTGGCTGTCGACAGCATTCGCCCTTCTTTTTCGCGGACCGCGGCCCGCGCTTTCACGCGCGAAACGAACTCGCGCACTGCCTCGTCCACGTCTTCCACGTGTTCGAGGAAGGAAAGCCCTTTGATGTCGGTCGTCCGCGTGTCGATGCCCGCGCCTGCCAGCACCGGGTCCACCGAGTACACCTTCATGTCCTCGAGGAACCGCACCTCGCGGCCGTCCTGCTGGCCGAACGAGGACTTCAGCACGCTGAAGACGTAGCTCCACTCGCCCAGGGCGCCGAGGTTCTTCACCGTCTGGTAGGTGTCCTTGC